GTAAACACTTTTGACTACTTTACTTTTGTAAGGTTTACCTTTGAGATCGACATAATCGCCATTCGGATGTGAGATGAAAAGCTCAGGACTGAAACGAAATTTACCTTGTTTTCTCACACCGTTCTCAATATACCTCATATGCATATTATTGCCTATGAGAGCAACGTTTGTGTAAAACATTATAATCCTTGATTATTTACAATAAGATTCACGATACCATTTAGTGAGGATATATTTTTCTCCGCTGAGAACAGGGCTGCCGCAGTGTGCGGCATAGTTGTTAACGATCTTATCACCTTTTGAATCAATTGTCAAGTTATTCCAGAAAATTGCTTTCCCTGTTTTTGGCTTCACAGACAGAGGAATCATATCAAATACTGTTTCACCTCCAGATTCGACATCATTCAAATAAACCATGAAGGTCCAAGTTCTTTGTCCACCTCTGCTCATATGAACATTATTTTCATCACCTGAGGGAAATGTATCTAGATGTCTCTTGAATTCTTGCCCTACAGTATAATATTGACCTTGTAGAGCCTCACCTTTCATTGGATCATTTGCGGATGCTAAAGACATTTTTGATTCAACAATTGAAACTATTAAGTTATTTTGCTCTGTAAAATAACAAGTTGAACTATTTCGTGTCTCTGAGTTAACTGTATCTGGATATTCATTCGTATTCGAATTTTGAACTATTCTTGAAGGTGACAATCTTGGTTTCATAATCTCAATGAGATTGTTACATTCATATTTGGTGAGGAAATTTTCAATTTGATAAAATTCAATGTTCTCGGTTTGAACCCGCTCTGCTACAATTTTGATGTCTGAATAAACCATATATCTGTTCACAAAAAGAATTGTTTTACGTGGTTAGCTAAAGTCATACAAACTGTTCCCAGTAAAAAAACATTGAGTACAACAAGTGACCGGTCATTCCATTGAGCAGCAACAATTGCCCATAGACTTAAACCAATCAGTGTGAAAATATAGTTGAAAGGATATAGTTCTAGATTCGTGAGAAGTGTCCCTACAATTAGAAAGAAATTGCCAATCCACTTGGCCCAGTAAGTCCAATCATCAACAGGTGTAACAATCTTACTGAGTTGTGGATCATTTTCAACAATCTTATCAACAACTTCTGAATTGTAATCAGTATATTCTTCAGATTTTTCGTTCATTGAATTCTTTCTGTAAATCACGTAAAGCAGTACGAACACCTTCTTCTTTCACAGGATGATAAAAAGGCATTTCTAAGGCTTGCTCAACTGTCAAGCCCATTTCAATCGCCCAGGCAATCAGATGCCCAATATGTTCAGCAGCAGGACCACACATTTCACAACCAACAATTTTGCGAGTTTCTCGATTCCCATAGATGTGAAGTGCGCCATAATTCTTCAGTTCAATTCTTGAACGACCTTGTTTTGTATAATCAACTCTACCAATTGCATGTTCATCAGTAAGTTCTGAATAGGTTTTGCCTACCATACATATTTGAGGATCAGTGAAGATTACACCCAATGCTGTTTTAATTTTTCTTGACATCACTAGATTCGGAGCAGAATCAATATAACCATCCCTCATTGATTCTACTACATTTTTACCAACAAACTGTCCTTCCCAGATTGCCTCATGTAGAATCATTCTTTCACCCGTAATGTCGCCAGCAATAAAGAAATTTGAAGAAGAATCATCCTGATTCACACATTGCAATGTTTGACGATTATAGACTGGTCTTTTCTTCTCAAACTTTAAAGGTGTAGCTTCTAAATTGAGTGATGCGAGATTTGGTACTGTACCAGTTGCTGAGAGAATATATTCAAAATGTTCTGTATGTAGAATATCATTTTCTTCCCAATGAAGCTCAACAACTTTTTCGTATTCATCATCTGGCTTATTCACAAGATTTGCTGAAAGAATGTTCGCTTCATTAAAGATTCGACATTCTCCTTTGAATATTTCATTCGCAATATTGAGTAGCTCAGGATCTGTAAGTGTACCAATTAGACGATCAATTCCTAAGATTGTTGTTTTTACACCGAGTCTAGTGAGTGATTGTCCGATTTCAAGACCAATCGCTCCTGTTCCAATTACAGCAACACTCTTGGGTAGAATATGAAAGTTAAAGAAATCTTCTGTATCAAGAATTCGATCAGGTATATTTGAGAAAACTGGTAGAATAAATGGCTTTTGACCAGTCGCAATGACAAATCTTTTTGCTTGAATTTGTTTACCATTCTCACTCTCAATTGTGTTTTCATTGATGAAATGATAATTACCTAATACCATATCTTCTTTAGGAAAATCATGAATATCTTCAAGAACAAAGCCAACAAAACGATCTCTTTCTTGTCGTATTCTTCTCATCACTTCAGAACGATTTATTTCAAGAGAGTTTAGGTCTGTATGAATTCCAAATTGATGAGCTTTTTTTAGGTCATGAGCAGCATGAGCGGCAGCAATCAGCAACTTCGAAGGCATACAACCCACCCTCGCACATGTAGTTCCGTAAAGATGATTTTCAATTAGAATACATGATTTGTTTGCTCTTTTAAGGGCACGATATGCTGACATACCAGCAGAACCTGCGCCAAAGATTACTACGTCTACTTCTCTCATATTACCCCGTAAGTAGTTGAGATGTTTGAATATCTACACATCCGTCAATTACTGTTTGTGTTGAGTTAAATTGGTCTGACATGCTTTCGTGAATTTTGTCATAATCTTTTTTCATGTCTTCCATGTTATTATAAACAAAACTAAAGTCTTCTGTTGTTGTTACAAACTTTAAGTAACAACTATTCTTTTCAGCATAAGGTTCAATTGAAATTAGATAATCTAAATTGATCATCTTTTCAAATACTTTATCTTTATCAAAGATTGCAGTGATACGATGTAATGCCATAATTCCTCAAAATAAGTCTAAAAGTTTAGCACGATTTTTTTCAACTAAAGGTTCTCCGAATGTCCAGATCGGTTCTGTATAAATTGTATCTTTTCGAAATAAATCTTTCTCTTCTTTGACATTCATGTTTTTTGAAAGTTGAAATCTTGCTATACCTACAAAAGAATCTTTGTATCGCTCTACCATTGGATCACAAATGTTCACTCGGCTTTTATCACTACCGACATCTGTGATATTGATCATAGTTGTTCTTGATTTAGGTATGAGTTCATCAAGAATCTTATAAAGAAAATCTGTGAGCCAGGCATCTTCTGTGACATATCGATTCCATGATTGATTCTTTTGTGCCTTCGAATTCTTACCATAAAGTTCTTTGTTGAAATACGGTGGTGATGAAAATGTCAAATCAATATCTGGTATTTCATTATAGTTCACATCTTCAGCAGGAAGATTGTAGATACGAACATGTTTCTTACCACGGATTTCAAAATAATCTTTTCCTTCTTTATAAAGAATATTTTCACAACCTAGCCATTTCTCATAGGTGTGACACATCTCTTTATAAATCTCAAACATATTTAGATTCGGGTCAGTGCCATAGTATGTACTTTTCTCTGAGAGATAGAAGCCTGTTAGTCGGTCACCCCACCCACAAGAGATGTCGAAGATGATGTCTCCCTTTGCGGTGTTATAAATGTTCTTTGCCGTGTTCACATTAAATTGAGCAGCAATTTGTCCCGCATGAGCAAAGAAACTTTTGAAGGCGGCTTCATTTAACTTTTTCACACCGATTCTTCTCATTGTGTCCATCAAACGAGAAACACCATGCTCTTCTGTCCAGAGAAAGGTCGGTGATTCTTTATTGATCACTTCACATAATAATCTTTCACCTTCAGCAAAATAGTTTGAAATAGGATTTGCTCGAGTATATTGTGGGAAATAACCTAATGTATACTCATCACAATAGTCATGCTTATATTTCAAAATCTCTGTCAAGCGATGTGTGAGTTGACGGTCAATATCATTCGAATGAACGAAAGGTGAAAATGTTTTATACTTATATTTGTGAAAAGCCTTTTGAGCCTCCTCTTCTGTTCCTCTTGAACTTGGTAAAGGAAGCTTCTTTGTTAGAATATAATTCATCAACGTTGAATAGACTTCGACTTCATTCTTTCCCTGAGTGAAGTCAAGCCAATTCAGTATGTTTGGATAGCCTTTTTGATCTGCTGTATCTTCGATGTGCCGAAGAATTGCTTGATTCGGACTTCTCCAGTTCTCTTCTACCAGTTTGCGAAATGTTTTTTTCTTTACTGGGAGGAGGGGTTTGAGTAGTTGTGCTGCCATAATGAATTCTCAATTGCCTTTCGTTGTTGAAAGAAATGCCGAAAGTTTGAACCGTAATCAAATTTTTCTTGTTCGTTCATGAAGGGTCTTGCTTGATGCTCAAATGGTGATAAGTGCATTGGTTCGGAACCAATCAAACGTTCAGCAAGTTTTGTATCATTCTCATATGTAGTTGTTGAATTATCATGATTTGCGTAAGAACTTCTGGCACATCTAGCCGCTGAACAAATGATTGCTTCGTCAAGCGTCAGAGTTTTACCATCATTATCTTTGTAAACCATACTACCATTGATTTGTCGTACCACATAAGGTACATGCCATTGATTTTCTTCAAGAACAATGGTGGAGCTTTTTTCTAATTCATATATCATTTCTTCAAGTACCGCACGAATATCTTCTTGTGCATCATTATGAATACGAAGTTTAGCAATTTCCCTTAGAGCATCTTCTTCAACTGTTAAAGTTTCTTCAACCCAAACATAAGGCTCTAAAATACGATTTGAAACTTCTTTATGAACATTCACCAGTTCCATTAGTGAATGAGCCAGACAGGCAAACTTAGCAGAAAGTTTCCATATTCGAGTACCGTAAGCTACACTGGCTGCTGTTTGTTTACCAGCTTGCATACCTTTTTGATTTGTTCCAAATTTGACCGGAATGTAAGGATCTTTTTCAACTTCTTTACGATACTTTTTGGTAGGAATTGCTCTTGAACTTTTGACTGAATGGGATGCTGCTCGATGCCGCAAAAGTTCACTATGAATAAGTCTACCATATCGGAGATTATATGTCAATAATCTTTCTCCTGTTGGTAGACTACTATCTTGAACTATATTAGCTTTGATCATATGAAACCGTGAATGAGTTAGCAATAAAAAAAGCGTCTACAATATCGGTCAACGGAGATTGTAAACGCTTTTCCGTAATAAGATTTTTTACCCATTGTGATTCGAGTAAACTACTATTTATTTCTAAAAATTTTTCAAGCATTTGATATTTATTCGCATTACCTTTTCCTGTAGCATTCTTTTTAATTACAGAAGGTGCTATAATAATTGGGTTAATTTTTTCTTGCGAAAGAAAATACTTGAAAATACCCGTAGCTTCGCCAATGTCAAAAAGTCTACCCTTTGCTCCCATTGAATATCCTTCCATCATTATAGCATATTTGGTTTGAAGGTCAAGTCTTTTTTTAATTTCAGACCTAAGAATCTGAGCATTTTCAGAAAAACGAATTGAGTTGTCTTTCGAAAATGAGGAATCTGCGAATGAAATATTTGATGGGTAATCGTTTTGTTTGCTGTGAGACTTTAGAAAAAAGAAGTCACAGTTTTCAAAGAGATGTTCTTTGTTTGTATTCCAAAAACAAACGCAAGGACTTGTGATGGAAAAATCAACGCCAATGTGTAACATGTTGCTCCTAAATACTGAAGATTATTGACCTTAATATTTAGGAGCAAATAAATCACTGTTTTGATTTATTATCCACAAAATTTTGCATCTCACG